ATTAGCAGGGGATGCTGGTGCTACACCTTGACCAATGCTAAATCCAGCGGTTGTTACGTTAGATGCTGGTAGCGTTAGCTTACCAGTCATAGTATCACCAGTTTGCGCTACACGAACGTTTGCATTTGCGTAGGCGTCAGAAGCATGAAGATATCCAAGACCTGAAGTAGAATTAGCCGTATTAGCTTGAGTAAACGCTGCATTTGTCTTGGAATATGCAGAATTAGCCCAGATATAACCATAACCATTAGCATTGTTAGCTGTATTCGCCTGCAAATACGCTGAATTGGCGAAAGTATAGACCAGGTTTGCTGCTGCATATGCGTTATTGGCATGGGTTAGAACTTCAACACCACGAACATTTGAAGTGTTCGCAATAAGCGTTGTAACCTGGATTGTAGTAGCGTTTACTGTACCAAACGTAGCTGCATTGTTGACGATAAGAGTTGTTCCGTTTCCGGACAACATAATAACGCCATTGCTTTGGAACACACCTGTTGGATCCGTCAAGTTGTTCATCAAGACGGCTAGAGAATTGGTTAAGGTAATGTGATCAAAAGCGTTATTGGCTAGTGAGAGTACAACGAGACTCATTTATTGAGAAGCTTTTCTAAAAGAGTTTCTATTTTGGACAAACGGTCATTCAGACTATTTATGTCATCCACCATCTGTTTCTTTTGGTTCTTTTGAGCCTGTCGTCTTTTTTCTACTTCCAAGACTTTAGGATCAGCAATTACAAGACCTTTTGAGTGTTTATCACGCAAAAACTCAGGTTTTTCTGGAATAGTATAAAAATCGCTCATGCTGGTAGGGCAATTGCTCTCATATCTTGGAGACGTGGAACAATCGTGGTATCGGATGAAAGACCAACAATCTTGATTGCATACGTCGCAAATGATGTGTAGGTAACACCGTTTGAAGTATAGGAAAGTGTGTCGTCAGATGCACTCTTGGCAAAGTTATATTCGTAAGTCACGCTTGGATCATTAGAATATAGGTTGGATGATGTAGTCTGGACCAATGGGATCCAGGATTTTGCATCGAATGTGTCTGGGTCTTCACGGTTTAGGATTTTGACATAAACCTTGATGCTTGTATTCTGTGGCATATATGCGGTAATATAGACCTGGATGGAATTGGAATCGAACCCTTCGATCAAAGTAACGCGACGTGAGATGTAGCGGAACAAAGCATTACCACCGAATGTGCCAGTTTCATTGGAAGAATCATTGTTGATGGAATTTTCAATAGCGATCAAAGACAAGCGAGAACCATCTAGGATTGGAGAAACAGCGTTATCACCAGTCTGGAATGTAGCTTGAGCATAATATTTTCCATTATCACCAGACGGGCTGGCAAGAATGACACGACGACCTGAACCATCATTCATAAAGACGTTCTTGTTTGGTTCCACTCTTGTATAAGAACCATCAATAACCAAAGAAGTGTTAGGTGTCGTCTTTTGACCCCATTGTAGAACACCTGGACCATAGATAATTTGCTGAGATTGTAGGAATTCAGTGTCTAGGTTTACATTTGCTGTTGGTACACGATTAACGAATGTTGCTGTTCCTGGGGTATTGGTTGCAAACACACAACGGTTGACACGAAACATCATGTCTTCATTTTGGATTGGTGTATATGTGGACGCATTGGAAGACTTGAAGAAGCTTCCAGAATATGGTTGTTCTGAGACAATTCTTGTTGTTCCCAAGACAGTATCACCAAGCAAAGCTGTATAGACTTCATATTCTGGATCATTAGCAATAATCACAATTGCATATTCACCTGGAGCCAAATAAACAGGAGATGCAAATGCAAATCGAGTGAAGTTAGCACTTGTTGTCAAGTCTGGTGTATCAGTTGTTGTAATTTCTGTTGGAACTAGGGACGCTTCTGCAAATGGTAGAACAACAGAATTGGATGGGGTTCCATTATCTGTTGGTCTGATTTGCACTGTCACAGGCAAAGAAGTAGTTGATGGTACTGACTTAAAACACACGTCAATACTTGGTACAAATACTCCATTTGGGAATGCTGTGGCAGAAACAAAAAATGTCTGAGCAAGATTTGGCATCGTTTACCTTTAAGCTGTATTCGCCTGCGCCCATGGCACAGTCATTGGATAGTCGGCATATAGTCTACCCGATAGAAGGGCATCTGTGGTACCAGGTGTAGCGTTATAACCGTAATTGGTTGTCTGCAAGTTAGGTGTAATGACAACCTGAGTTGGAATTGCTGGGTTAGCATATGCTGGGTTAACCACTACGTTAGCAGTGATTGGACCAGCAAAATCAGATGCGGATGGATAGATTGTTGTTCCACCAATATATGTTTGACCAGATGTTACAGTTGTTGTGGTTCTTGAATCCGTAACATCTGTCTTGACCACAGTTGGTACACGGATGGATACTGTTTCAGCAGCTTTGGTTTCCAATACACCTTGAGCATTGAATGTATCTTCACCAGAAGTTGTGCATGTAGCCAAGCTTCCAGAGATAGTGTCAACCATTCTGAATACTCTCTGACCTGTGCGGAAGTTATGACCAGTGATTGATGGTAGATGGAAAATACCCGCTAGAGCACCAGATGGTGTTGTAAATGGAAGACCTAGAGTGTATCGGCTGTTTGATGTAGGAACAGTTGTCCAAGAAGAATCGATTACAGCGATCTTTGTGTTTGAATCGTAGCTAAGGATTGTTCTTGCTTGACCTGCACCTGTTCCAGTTGTAATATAGATTGGAGCATTAGCATATTCGCTATTGGCTGTTGCTGCTCTTAGAGAAAGGGTAACTGTTGTTGCATTGGCAGTGACTACGTTACCAGAACGGTGAGTGTAGCTGACTACATTGGCTGTTAGACCAGATGTAGCACCTGTCAACGCATCATTTGCAGATACGTTTCCAGTTAGGTCCTTGACATATAGCAAGTTACCATCTGATAGGACTACATTGGCAGAGAACCCACCAACAGTAGAAACAACTTCACCTTGTTCTAGCTGGTCAGCAAATGATACCGCAGTGTTCAAGGTAATTTTATCCAGACGTTCACAGAACATTGTCACGTCTTGGTCGTCAAAGAATGCTTTCAGATAACGATTTGGACGGAAGTTCTTACCAACGAATACAATATCCTGTGCTCTAATGTAAGGAATGATACTTACATCAAGAATCTTATCACCTAGAGATTGAGTGATAGTTTCTGGAGATAGAGTTGTTTGGACACCACTTCTTACTTCTTTTGTTGTTACGCTTGAAGTATAGTTGGCAATCGTGTAAATGTTGATCGCTTCTGGATTAGAAATTCCAGGAAGTGTTGGATCAGGATTTTGAGTAAGATAGCTGCTTGCTGGTGTAACAGTAGTTGCAGCGGAATAACTGTCGATTGTGGATGAAGACCCTGTCCATTGAGTCTGCCATGCGTTCCAGACTGTACCGAATGGATTTTGAACACCATTACCGCTAATCTGAGATAGCAATTGACCTAGTTGGACCCAGTTGTCATTAGCACCATTTAGGTTGATGTTTACGTCTGGAGCACGAGTTGTATCGTACCAATAATCACTTTCAGGAGTGATCTTTAGTGATCCCAACCAATTAGCAAAGCTATAAGCTGCTACTGGTTCATATGTTGTAGCATATGGTTGTACTGCCAAGAAGACTGTATCATATGGTAGTGTGTAAATGTTACCAGATTTTGTAACACCGGATGATGTTGTATAATCAAGTGGCACGATGTTCTGGTTGAAATAAGGACGCATTTCACCGTTCTGTGTATCCATAGACACAAACAAATCACGGGCTGTAACGTCAGCGATCTGAAATCCAACAAATGAGTCAACCAAGACACCATACTTTGATCTTGGTAGACCATCGGCATCTGTGATAACCATATCTGTTGCCTTCTTTTCAAGAAGGTTAAGACTGTTATAGTATTCAAGAGCTTGGACACGCTTTTCAATACGTCCAATATCACGCATTGTATAACGCTTGTTTTCAATATAAGTGACTTCCACTGTACGAGGATCGAAGGTGTATGGTGGCACCTTCAAGACATACAATGTCATTGCGTCTGGATCATCCGCAGGTGAGACAGGCTGGACCGCTGGGATACCAGTGATCAACTTGAAACGCAAGTCTTTGCTTAGGACAACCTTATCAATACGACCAAGATAATAACCAAAATTACTTACTACAAACTGTGTTTCTGGATCAAACAATCTTGCATTTTGTAGAGTAAAGCTTGGTGTAGTTGTTAGATCGGATGGAGTTGATGCAGTATTGGCATCAATACGTCTTGGACGGAAGTCCACAGAATCGCGAAGTGTATATACTTGACCAGTTGTTGGTGAAGTAAAGCTTGGGATTAATGCGTATCCGTTGCTTGATGCATTTGGATATGAGTCAACAGTTGCGTATCCAGAACCTGTGTGGGTGTAATAGCTGCATAGGACAATAACATTACCTGTTGGTGCAGTATAACCAGGCTTTAGCTTGATTTGCGCATAATCATAGAATGTGTCTCTTTGACCATTATCAAACAAGAAGTTGTTTGTAATATCCTTGGATGTATTGATCAAGTCAGCAGTTGTGTTAGCATCTTGGATTACCTTGATAGCTGTTACGTCTGCTAGGTACAAACTGATCCAGGTGTTTGTGTTTGAGATATATCCAGAAGCAATCTGAACCTGACCAATGTTTGACATAATACGAGTTTGCTGACCAGTAACTAGAATTCCTGGGTACTGTAGAACGTTAGCGCAAACTGCGGTGTTCGCTAGAACAAGTGTCTTTGTCTTCGGAGAAGAAGTTGCTTGGTTGACTGTAGAGATAACGTCCACAACGAATGTTGCATTTGCGGATGCAGACACGATTGCAGAAGTTGTTCCAGTAATAGAAACACGTAGGTTGTTGTTCGCATAATCTAGGACCTGGCCTGTGACCAAATTAGAAGTCAAACGATCACGAACAACTACAATGAAATCACTGCGGGTTGTGAAGGCGTCTAGAGTACCAGAACCGATGTATTGTTGACCAGAACTTAGAGATAGTGTAGGAGAAGTAGCAACATTGGCTACAGCGGTCAATGTCTGGTTTGTAAATGAAGTCTTTGTTGTGTATGATTGTCCTGTGATGGAACCAGGTACGATTGATTGTTGTGGGAACTGGTAAACAAGAGTACCAAATCCTACGTCAGTTAGAAGCGTAGCATTAGCTGAGTTAGCTCCATCTTTTGACGCTGTTGAAACGTCTAGAGTTGCAGCTTTTGTGCTGGAAGAAGACAAGCAATTGACGTTGGCAAATGAAGCATTAGCCGTAGTTAGTCGAATGTCATACAAATGGACTCGGTAAATTGCTGTATTACCTTGACCAGAGACATAATCTTGCGCCAAGACACGGGCAGTACCGATCTTTGTTAGGTTATACCAAGTGTTATTGGCTGAGCTTACGTTTGCAGTAAATGTGTTATGTAGGTCAACAATTGGTGTTGTTGAAACGTCAATGAAACCATTTGATGAATTGGCAAAGAAATAGTTACCAAAATTCAAAGACAAGTCATAGCTTGTGACGTTTGCAGAGTCACGACCACGAACAGAAGACAAATAAGATGGTCCAATGGTTTCATATTCGAAACCACGGATATAAGCTTTACCAGGATCCAATTGAATGGTGTAGTAGTTATCCTTAACAACTTTAGCAACAGAGTTTGCTGGAATAACAAATGGTGTGGAGTTTGATGTTGTTAGAGAGGTGTTGACTGTAACAGAAGATACACCTAGAGTTGCTGTTCCATATTGGATGTAATCGTTGTTAGCAACTTCTTGAGTAAAATTGGTACCATAACCAAGTAGAGATGTAGAATTGTTTGCCGCTGAGATACCACCAGTCAGATATGTTCCAATGTGGTTCTTTAGAATGATATTGAATGGACGAACGGTATAATCACCAGATTCATCGTAGGTACGACGTGCTAGTGTCTTTTCCAGTTCTGAATATTGTGGATTTAGAACTTGTGTCGTTACCAAACCAGATTCAACACGCATCAATTCAACAAACTTGGAGTCGTCTGTGCTGTTTAAAGCACGCTTGGATAGCGTTAGTTCAATCTTATAACGAGCAGCACCTGGAGCAGAATAGTTAGATGCTTCGAAAGCTGGATCACGTAGGGTAGCGTCTGTGCTTTCAGTGACGATGGAGTCATTGATTTGCAGACCGATCTTGTAGCTTGGAAGATTGCTGTATTTTTCCAAGATAAGGACAGAAGCGTCCATTTTGACAAAGAAGCCGTTGATGAAGAAAACACCATCGTTGATCTTAACGATGGATGAATTTCCTACGGCATCGTCAGCAGATGATAGTGTCGCATAGACCGCGCTATCGACGACCTGGATAGAAGCACCAGGGCTGAATGTGTTGTTACCATCCAATTGGACAATCAGTGTCTTAGGTTCTGAGCCATTTGAAGTCTTTTCTTCAACGGCAATAACACGACCAGATATAGCCGTGTTTGTCATGTCTTGGATTTGTTGGTTTAGGAAAGAAGAAACTGAAACGGTAGAACCGCTGTAAGTATCTAGAAGCTTTAGGTAAACCACTTTCTTATCGAAGAAGGTTTCACCACCAGCAACAATGCTTCCATTTTGGAAGATATGTGAACCAAAACGATCAATCTGCTTTTGAAGGATCGTCTGTATCTGGGTTAATTCACGAGCTTGGACAGAATAGCCAGGACGAAAGATTGCCCGAAGGAACTTTTTATCTTCGTCATAATCGTCATAGTATGGTTCGCCAGCACTTAGCGGTGGTACGATTCTGTCAGTCATTCTTACCCTTATGGATTGATTACTATGCGCAAGTATTCAACTTGGTCTGCGCGTCTTGAAACCGGTACAAAATTTTGGACATAAAGAACCTTACCTGTATATTTGTCCAAATAAGGGTCTTCAAAGTTATTGACGAAGTTTCTATAGGCAGAACTGGTGTTACCCCTCAATGGATATAGAATACTTGGCAATTCACCTTCAGTAGCGGCATCCAAGCGCCATGTATCAACTACATAGACAATGTTATTGGTGGAGTCGAAACTCTGAACCGTAGCCGTATAAATCAGCGTGGAATTTGCATCATTCTGGTAAATAACTTCATTATTTGCAAACGCGACTAGACCCGGTGTTACGGAAAGAGCTTGCGTCTGCATGAATGTCGCGGCATTTGCTCTGTTTGTTGTTCCCATAAGATTAGGGTTCAAGACCAAAGCTGCCTGTCTATATTTATATCCCAAAGTTGAAGAAAGATTACCACTTTCGGAACCATTTAGTGCCAAAGAAATCATCAAATTCTTTGCACCAAGCTCTGAAACTGGGTCTGAACCATGACCTCCTGGAGGACCAGGTAGAACATAAGCTGAAGCCCCTGTTCCCTGACCACCAGAAATCAAGACACGAGTGTTATTATAGCCGTTACCACGTTCCTGGACATCAATTTCCAGGATTGTACCGTTTATGTCAACGTCTGTGTCTGTGATCTGAGCGACGGCATTAGAACCATCTGAAACAAGCGTAATCACGATTGGTTCAACATAACCAGTACCAGCATTTACGATAGTTGTACCTGTAACTCTTGTGTTAGCCACAATTGAAGTAATTACTGCACCAGAGCCAGCGCCATTAGATACAACAACTCTAGGGAAACCAGAAATAAGCCCGCCACCGACCGTGTTATTTGCAGTACCATTAGCAGATAGATACACTTTCTTTGGCGTAGTACCGTTTTCAAGACCAGTAACATAAGTGTTCGCAGGAATTGTGTTTCCTGTGATAGAGCTACCAATATAGTCAGTTGGGATTGATGATCCACTGTGGGTTAGAACATTGGAATTAACAACTGAAGTGAATGTGCGAGATACGTTGGTACCGTAGTCAATACCTTGGTTCAAAATGTTAATCTGGGAAATAGCACCATTGGATACGTTTGCTGTACCAGTTGCACCTGTTCCACCACCACCTGCGAAGGTGATTGTTAGAACGCCGTCATGAGGAATTGTATAACCCAAACCACCACTTATCATGATGATGTTTTCAAGAGCACCATCAATAGCAGCTTGTTGGACACTCCATTGGTTCAAAGGTTCGGAAGAATTTGCAGTCAAGTTCTTCACAGGCATATAATCGGTAGTCAAGAACTTCTGAGTAAAGTTGGTGTCAGTATTATCCAATGAAAACATATACTTCCAAACATAACCGTCAGAAGTAGTTTGTGGAGTAGCCCAATCAGAAGAAGGGATGAATGTTGGCTCTACTGTAGAAGCCACATCACTGTTATTATCAAGGCATTTATACACATCATAATTGGAAGTCAAGACATAGAATTTCTTTGAAAGCATGTCTTCGTCAGTTGGATCATACTTTGTATAAATTGTGTTGGCTGTCCAGTTGTATCTTGGAACAACATAAGCCACATCACTTGTGTTCAAGAGCTTTCCAGCAATCATCTTATTCCAAACAGCATACATCGTGTTTGCGATGCCTGTTGCTACGTTTGGTGGATTGGTATCAGAATATCCAATACGTGTTCTTTCGACACGACATGAGGAATTTGAAGCAGATGGAGCAGTATTGATGATTACGTTGGATGAACTGACACTGACAACCTTGAATGTTCCCAATGATGTATGTGGATGACCTTGTGTGGTGATCGTCAAAAGATCATTAGCGACGACATTACTTGAAACGTCAGTTGTGAAGATAATAGCTGTATTACCTTGGTTCACATTCGCTGTACCAGCATCAATGATTTCTGCTGCTGAATTCCAGGTTTCACACTGACCAATTGTCAAATATAGATAGCTGCGGTTGTTTGAAATAAGCTGGTTAATCTGAGCTTCTGTCAATGAAATGCCAGCAACACTCAAATAGCTGTAGGAAGGCGCATTTAGCGTTTCCATAAGCATCTGGGTGAAGAAACGTCCTGATTCATTAGTTAGATAAGACTGAGGCATTAGGTGTTCGCAGTTGTGATGGTAAAGGATGAGACTACATTACTATTTATGACTGTATCCAGAGCAGTTTCACCGAAACCGATTGTTCCGGCTGGGTGCAAGATACTCTTGACAATTTGACCATATTCTTCCAAAGTTGCTCTACTACGCAACACATAAGAGTAAGGCTGGTAGTAATCTCTATCTTCAAGCTTGGAAGAGGAACTCAAGAAAGAGGTGCTGTCCAAATAGTAACCTGGGTATGTGAACACACCAGGAACAATCGTTGGCAGCAATACAGCATTACCATCACCAAGCAATGTCATATCAGCATTTGCATTTGACGTGTATCCAACACCTGGGTTGATGATACGAACGGCACGAATAGCGCCAGCATCTGAGGTAGATGATAGGTTAGCTCCGAAGCCTAGGATATTACCAAGCGTTAGGTTAGCGTTTGAACCAGCGATACTTGAAACAGTGATCGTTGGTGGTCGCACGTTATCATACCCTATTCCACCAACAAAGTCAAGTCTTTTGGAGATTCTTGAGTTGGCAGTATTCACGGTGAATGCTGAATTGACGTTTAGAGACGCATTATTAGCGATAGAGACAACACGACGTTCTTCATTACCAATAACAATGTGGTCATTAGCTACCAAGCTTGTTGTGAATGTGGTGCTATTGATACCAGTGACAACTACACTGGTTGAGTTTGTCTTTGCTCGACCGGCAATCCTTGGGTAAGCCAAGACAATTTCTGTGATTGCACCATTGGCTGCGACATTACCGACATAAGCACCAGCGTTTCGCCCTGTAGAACCATGGGCAGTTGTGAAGTTGATTTCTTCACCGATGACATACCCAGTACCACCATTGTTGATTTGAACAGAACCAATGATACCTGCACCCTGAATATAAGCCAACATGTTGGATGGGAGATATCCAAAACCAGAAAATAGAGTGTACTGATTAGAGTCAACGGTTGCAGATGGAGCAACAGCGTAATTCTGACCTACAGCAGTTGTGGCGATCTTGTAAATTGGTCCACATGGACCATAAAGAAGATTGAATGTCAATGCGCTATAAAAAGGTGTATTTACGTTGGATGTTTGCATCGCCATAGTGACAACGATGTTAGCGTTTGTTACTGCAATAGGAGATACGGCGTTATTGATCAATGCGTGTGTATTATTAGCAACACCAAACACAATTGCAGAATTGCCGTTGATGGAAATGATTACGTTCGCGCCCAATTGAGTAGCAAATATAGTATTGGCGACACCCAGTCCTGTTGTTCCGACCATAACATTACTATTTGCTGCGATGTTCACTGTTCCTGTCAGGTTGGCAGTGAATGTTGCAGCATTATAAGCAACATTAGCATAGATGCCAATAATATCTGTGTTCAAGGAATAATACTGAGCATGTTGACGACCAGCATGGGTTTCATCAATAACAGAAATAATACCTGCGGCACCTGTTCCCGGATCACCAATTTGAGGGGTGATTAGAAGTCTGTCTGCTAGGATATACCCTGTACCTGGACGATTGATAACCCAGTCTTTGATTTCACCCGTTGAAGTATCTGTGACTTCACCAAGAGCACCTGTACCACCGCCACCAGAAATACGAACCGCATCACCGGGAGAATAGCCAGTACCAGGGACAACAATCAAGATTTCATTGATACCACCGTCAATCACACCTTCAAGACGAGTAGTATTTCCAACGTTATCTGTATAGACACCATAGATTGTTTCAGAAGCTTGGAAAGTACCCAGAATATCTGTTACGAATATCTGGTATGATGTTGTTCCTAAGAACTGGAAGATTTCAACACGTTCTACAGTTGCACTTGCATTGGAGGTAATACCAAAGATACGAAGGTTAGTGAACAATGAAAACGTATCGATATCACTTGGTACGATACGAAGTGATTTTTCCTGGAACCATTTACCACCAGAAGCAATTAGAATATTGTTCTTTGGATATCTGATTTCAACGTTTTCGTTGTATAGGATACGGAATAGAAGCTTGAAGGACTTCTCGGTACCACGAGCTTTATAGAATGTCTGGGCATGTTTTAGAAGCAATGTTCTATCAGCCAAGATATTCTCAGGGATTAGAGGTAGGAAATCCTTGTAGAAATATTCCAAGAAATCTGGTAGAGCATCGTCAATGTCGATAGAAGACATAAGCTGACGACCAACATAACCACTTTGGCCTGATTGTTCTAGGAACTCATAGTATGCTTCCAAGAATGCTACAAATGTCGGATGGTCCGCACGAACGAACTCCGGTAGTTGTCTTTCTAGGATTTGTGAGACGCGATTGAAGTCAGTCAATTAGATTTCTTTGATAATAGTTGGTCGAATGCTATTTTGGTCAAACTGGTTGATAGTGATGATCTTGTTTCTTTCTGGAATGATCGTGTCATCTTCCGATGTTGCGATAAAGCTCATTGTTGTTGCACCGACAGCGCCATCCAATGAAGAAGGACCAAAATTACTTAGAGTAACTTTTCCTGTATCATATTCAATCAAGCCAGCATTATCATTCAAAATGATCTTTTTACCATCTGCGAAGTAATAGGAACGCAACACACCACGATTATTTGACAAAACGGCAGTCGCTTGAGCACCAGAACCAGTTGGGTCATCGATTACTACTTGGGCGAATGAATAACCTTGACCATTCTTATCAATATTGATGGATGTAATCTGTCCATTGACTACAGTTGCGGTAGCTGTTGCAATAGTGTCACTTGGAGCGTCACCAGTAATAGTCACAGTTGGATTAGTATAACCAGAGCCTGGTAAATCAACGTTGATTTGATAGATACCAGATTCAGAACCCGGTGTTTCTTCCAAATAAGATAGTCTTGAGACACCGAAACCATCATTCATATTGAACGCTGGAGTAACATACAGACGCTCTGTGATGCTTCCATGATGTAGTGAGCATCCGAAATCAATTTCATAGTTGTGCTGGACACCTGGCTGAATGTCAAGTTGTTTTTCAACGATGACATTCATGTCAGACCCTAGGAATGCTGGGCTTGAATCCACAATCGCTTTGTTCAATTCAGACAGACGGAATGGTTGGTTGAACTTACCCAATTCACCAGAAGAATAAGCCAAAATAGCACTACGAACAACTGTTGCCAATTCTACAGTGGATAGTGTTGTCTTACGAGAATCATATCTTACTGTTGGAGCACAACGAATGAATGTATATTCTGGATCAACAATACGTGGTGTGACTGTTACCACGTTTCTCTTTCCAATAATTTCTTTGGCAATATAATTTTTCTGAGCAGTGGATAGAATAAATCCATCACGAGGCTTCATTGAAACGAACACATAACCATAGATTGGTGGAACGTTATCTTGTCCACCCCATACAGAGATAGCATCAATATATGGATAGTCTCTGACAATCAGAGTTTCATAGTCATCTGTTGTTACAGCACGGTTTTGGTTAGCATATCCACGAAGACTGTTGAAGCGGATTTCTTCAATACCTTCTTCTTGGTTACCACCAGCGGCAATATCAATGGTAGAAACAGAATAACTGGTACCTGCTGAAAAACCTGAACCAGAATAATATGTGAATAAATCAGCACCATTTGAAATGTCACCATCTGAAACCAGATAGTTGACAATCACGATGTTTCCGTTGGCAAGCTTCTTACCCAAAACACCATCACCAAACTGTAGAGCATAACGCTGGTTTGATGCTGGTTCAAGGAAATACACAAGAGAATCTGGTGTTAGTTCATTGACATCTGTTGTTTGGTTATAGATATCAGATGATAGATTGGACGCTGATTGTTGGACAGCAACTGCAATAGATCCAGTATCGACGCCTGAATCAGGTAGGACAAATCTTAACTTTGGATTGCTACCTAGATCAACAGTTGGGAAAGCAAAGCGGAAGACACGTCCTTGTGTGATAGAAAGACTTGAATAGACGTATGGAACGCTTGTATTGGCGCGTGTGGCTACAGCGTCATCCAATGTACTGAAGATATAGTTTGTTCCATCAATAGCGGATGAAATGAACTTCGTGTATCTTGGGAGTGTCTGGGTAACAGTTGTATCAGAAATTGGTGGAGTAACTGTCAAAGATACATTAGCGATAGCTCCCGCTCTTGAGCGTGGAAGATAGCCAAGTTCCTTTGCTTTGGAACGAATTGAGTCCGGCATCAAAGCGGTATCTGCAAAAGACTCGTTTACCGCCATATTAATGTAGTATGCTAGATAATGGTCGTTATATGCCAGAACATCCAACAGAATGTTCAGACCAGAGCCTTCGAAATTATAGTCACGGAACTTATCCTGAGATTGTAGGAAAGTAATCAGGTTTTGTTTGATTGTATCTGGATCAAGTTCCGTAATGATAAGACGGGCAGTGGTGTTAGCCATTTTAGCGAATTCTTTCTAGGAAGAGCGAAATTGATTGCAGATTGGTATCAACATTCTTTAAGAAGTAACTGATGGAAATATTGTAACCTTCATTGGTAAAATCTGTTGAAACCGTCACATTATTCAATTGGACGCGGGTTTCGTAGGTAGTAATTACCTGAGTAATGTATAATTGAAGACGGCCAGCAACGTCAGGTGTCATTGGATCAAACAAAAGCTGACGAACATTAGACCCAATAGTCGGACGCCAACGCTTTTCACCAAAATTCAACATAATCAAGTTTCTAACAGAGCGTTTGATTGCTAATGCGTTACGAAGCGGGATAATGTCACCAGTCGCAGGGTTTCGGACCATATCCAGATCAAAATCTTGGAAATAGGTCGGTTTGTCGGTGATTGGTCCAGTAGCAGTGCTTTTCTTTGAAAGGATCATCTGTTATTTATGTTGGTCTTAGCCAACAAACATCCCTGTTTCGTCGGTTGTTTTAATGATTGTATAACCAGCATTCGCTGCATCGAAGTTAGTCAAATCACCACTTTTTGCAGCTTCTTCCAAATTATCGAGAGCTTTTGTCTGGACTGTGATTTCTGTGGAGAATTCCTTTCCAGATAGAGCATCGGCATTACCTGTTTCAGCATCAACATTAGGTAGAGTTGTCGCACCTGGTTGGATTTCCTGGTCAGAAACAGGATTAACACCGCTTGCGAAGTTCCAAATAAATGCCGCAGTCATAAACTTAGCGTGCCATTCTTTCATGAAATGTTGCTTAAAATCATCACCATAACGAACACTACACTTGTCGTTGTAGGTTTGGATAGATTCACCATCTAGAACTTGTGTATAGGTTCCAACAATAGTTTCTTTGTAGTTTCCACCAACAACACGTTCATAATCGCCCTTAATATATTCTTTCAAATCACCTTTGACTGATAGACTTGCGTTACCCAAAACAACGATTTGGCAGTCACCTTCCACTTGAATATAACGAGCACCACGAATTGTGACCGAATCTGACCCTTCCACCACAAGTTGCTTCTTACCACGAATAATTGTGGTATCAGAACCATCAACTACCAGATGCTTGTCTTTGCGAACACGAGTCACAAGATCACCATCTGGATACATTTCATAGCCGGTACCAGTGCGATGGCGCTGGTTAATACGTTCTGCTCCAGGCGTATCATCAATTTCGCATATGTGACCAGATTCTGAAACCTGAGCATCGTTATATGGATAAACTGGTTTTGCTGGGCTAGGTGGCAAAGTATAATGCGTGGATAACGTATATTTTTTGAAACCAGTTTGTGTAAAGAAGTCACGAATGATTGTTGGCACAAATGGAGCAACACCAGGAATTTTACGCAATAGAGATGCAATGAGCCCAGTCACTTGCTGTTGTGCCATGATCAAGACAGAGTTGACTACACCAGTTAGCATAGATTCGATACCAAGAGGGTAATTCTTGATTTCATCAAACGACGTTAGCATACTGTTGTAATCAGTTAGGTTTTCACCACGAACAAGACGTGGTAGACATGGTTCGTTTAGACGCTGACCAGCTACAGCAGCAGCCAATTCTACAATCTTGACACCTGTGCCATCGTCGGGAGTTTTTAGTTCCTTTGGTGGTCTTGGTGCATTCTGGAGTTGCTCGTCTGTTCTAGGATCGTTAAACCCCTGATCAGGTTTGTTAGCTTGTTCTGGAATACCAATACATAATTCAGTGACAACAGGAATTTGAATATCTCTACCATCTTCAAAGTATCCCTTGACATGATCACCTTCTTTTAGTCTAAGTTTGTTCTGGACAGAAGCCCAAGGTAATGAATCAGTAGGAACCAGTGTCTTATCAGGGGAATGCCAGTAAAAACAACGCACACGAACTCGGCCAGACTTCAAAGGGTCTTGACGATCTTCAACTACTCCAATAAAATAAACACGTTCTCCAATCATACTCTACCTAGTCCTTTTTCAGGTGATCCACGAACAACTTCGATCAAGGTCAAATGTGTCTTAATTGAGAATTGATGACGCAATGCAGACACTAGATAACGACCTGAGTAAACATCGCTCAAAGAAGAAGCATCTGCGGCTGTCTTACGGTCGTTGTTTGGGAAAGCCAAATCAACAAGATTACCAACTGTCAAACCTAGATTACCATTAAGAAGTACACGGATTTTATACGTCTGCATTCCTCTTAGAAGGGATTGACGCTTTCCAACATATTTTTCAACCAATGTATTATTTGCACCTGGATCATTCTTACCATACGTTGTTTGATTAAGTCCATTGTTTGTTGGAGAATAATAACTCTTGGCTGAATATGTTGCGGAACCAGCACTCGTTGGAATATATGGTGGAGTCTTGATACCATTAGGTCCTGACATGCCAGAAAAGCCTTGTGTAATGCTATATGGAGTAATTTCAAACTTCCTGCGCATTTGGTCATAAGTGTAAAGAGATGATGCAAACACACCTTGAGAGGTTTGTTTCAAAGTGTCTGGTGAATTGACAATTTCATAATCTTTGATTGTTTGTAGACGACGTTGGATATCAGGCATATCTGTAGCTGCTTGGCTATAACCCTTTGGATCCACAATGAATTGTGGTACAGACGAAGGTGCATTAGTGAACAATGTTTCAAGCGTCATAAAGAAATAGCCAATACGGTTTTCAAAAAAGATATAATCTGGGTTCTGCTTTGAAGATACTGCTTTGGTAGATAGCCAATCGACCGCTTTCAATGGGTGAAAGTTAGGAATGATCAAATCTTGTGGTCCAGATGTTTCTTCAATAGTCACATTCTTTTGAGTGTTAATATATGATGAACCCATAATATCAGCAACAATCTGGGAGATGGGAGTTGACTTGTAGGCTTTTTGTACCGCAAATTGTAAATCCAATAGTTTTTCAGGTGAACAGAAATTCAGAACATAAAGCTGAGAATGCTTGGAATTTTCTTTTGGATTTGTATATACTGGTGATACAGAATATACCAAAAACTCCTGATCAAGTGGCATACCTTTAGTT